AGCGAACCGGCCTAGGCGAACCTTCGAAGATCTGGCTGATCTTATATACTCCGCTCCAATCCATGAAAAAGATGTCGCCACTGACGGCCACGACCGCTTTGAGTCCGCAAAGCCCAAGTGTGCCTGGCAGCTTTTGCAGCGTAGTGGCAGAGAGGTCACCGGTGACATTGGCCATCTGGAAAATGCAGTGTTGCTTGAAGAGTATTACCGTCGCCTGCACCCACGGGAAAATCCGTACCAGGGTATCAGCTTCACCGGCATTGATCCGGAAATCGTTTGCGACCCAGACATACAAACTCGATTCGATATCGCTGACGGCCATTCCATCCCTGTCGTGCGGGACCAAAATCCGGTTTGCGAACGTCTCGGCAGTGTAAGCGGGCGGCATCGCTTTACGTGTCGTGTCAGTACCTGGATCCGGTAATTCCTGCCAGTAAACGCTAAAATCACCTTTCCAGACCAGCGGCGTCATCGTCGGCCCGCGCCACATGTAGAACTCGTTGAAAGCCTGGCTGAACTCGACCGGATAATTGATGGTCGAGGGCATCGGCACCATCGTGCCTTGACCACCGTCATAGGTGAACCAGACACCGGCTGTCACTGCGATTGCCAGGTATTCCTGCCCGTTTGGATCGGAGTAAATGCCGACTCCGTAAATCTGGCCGTAGCTAGTGTAATTGAAAGCGCCTGGGCAGATACAGCCTTTGCGCGTGGCCAAACCGCCATTTTCTATCCGGGCATTGTAGCCTTCCTGATACCAGCCCGTGAGCATCTGGGCCGGGTCCCTGGTTTTAAGGTCCATGCCGACAAAAGACGTATCGCCGGTTTGCGCGATCTGCTCATCACCGGGGCCTAAGGGTTTTTGCCAGGTAGACATTTCAGACCGGTTCTCCGGTAACTACATCCAGGCCGCTCATCTTGCGGTTATGCAACTGAGTAATCGAGAGACCCAATTTCAGTTGGAAATGCGGTTCATCGACAAATTTCCAGCGACCACCCCATTCCAAGCCCAGTGATTCGCCGATCTCGCCGCAGGTCTTATAATGCTTGCTCTCGCCGTGATAGGTCTTGCCGTCAGCCGAGAAGATGCCGATATCAAAAGCGGTCCCGAAATTGTGCCAGCTTTGACCACCTTTAGCATTGGTCACGATCTTCCCAGGCTTGGTCCGTCCTTGGGCATAAAGATCGTTCTGCTCAGAATAAGAACGCAGGCCACTGATCACCTTGGCGTTGATTTCTTGCGCGAGTGCCAGCTCGATCAGTTTGGTCGCCAGAGGCTGCAGCTCCGGATGCAGGGTCGCAATGTTGCGGGCGCTTCTCTCGTCAATGGCCATTAGCCCCTCCTGTCGATGGGGTAGGATAAGCTCGCTCGAGAGTCACAGGAGCCAGCGCTCGATTAATCTGATCCAAGATTTTGGTATCGTTCTCCATAACGGAATTCTGGCCTTTTAAGAGTTCATTCTGTTTCTGGAGCAGTTTGGTTTGGTTATCCAGCGAATCGCGCATGTCGCGCACGACGCCTGACAAAGTCCTGCGGTTGGCTGCACTATCCTCATTACCTTTGTGAAACTCGTCTGTAGCTGCCTGCATCCAACGGTGGATTTCTGCTACTTGTCTGAACACCTCCTGGCGTATACGTTCTTGACCTTCCCAATTGACTCGTCTGGAGACTTCAATCTCCTGTTTATTGCGATCAGCGCTATTCCATGTCGCGATCCAATTCCCGAATCCGCTCAAGCCAACGAGCACGAGAATCCCGAATTGCACCCACTTGTCTCCACTGTGAGCCACGGTGCTCAGCAACTGAATCATTCCGTTGCTTGATTTGTGCGGCTGCGGCGAATCTGTCGGTGGTTGTGTGGTTGCGGCCATTCATTTTCTTACCTTAAATGGATACCTCCCAATAGCCCTAGTGCGCTGAGCGCATAGAGCAAAAAAACCAGACCCAGGATGATTCCGATGATTTGATGCGGCTGACCTTTAATGAACATCCCGCACACGTACCAAACCAGATACAAAATCAAGGCCAGGATCAGCAACGTGATGATTGTCGAGATCAATTCATCAGTCCTTTCTTCTTCTTTGCCTTCTCGACTCCTTTGATTTTCCCGGCGTTTTTGCTGGCATAGAACACCTGCTCCCCTTTTTTCTCGCCATACTGGTCTTTCATGGCACCCATGATTTTGGAGCCTTTCTTGGTTAATGGCATTAGGCAACCCTCGCTGAATAGCCGGTGAATTGGCCGGCCTGAATAGTTTGTTTGTCGTACTCCTGAGTCAGTGCCGTGTAAGCTTGCGAGAGCTGATCAGCAACCTTTTCGTTCTGGCCGCTAGGGAGCATGGTGTCGCTGAATGCGGCCAGGGTCACGAATTGCTTGAACACCCACGGGATCCGGAACTGCTGCCAGTAAGAATCGCTGACCAGTGGCGGTGGATGATTAGTGTTATCGTCCACCAAGCTTAAAAACGTATCTATTCCCGCATAGACGGCGTCCCCAACGCTGTAGGTTTCGGCAGGATTCCAGGCATCCAGAGCAATGCCAGGGTAGGGGAGGCGGAACTGCAGCCAGATTGTCTGCGTGACCGGCCCCAGGCTGAATTCGAGCCCATTAGCCGAGAGCAGAAACGGAATGGGTACACGATTCTGATCAGAGTAAGGGTTCTTGTTCCAGGCCGTGAAACAAGTGCCGATCCGCGTATGATTGGTTTGCCACCAGGGAATCATCCTGGGATAAGGCGGGTTTACATTGGCTTGCCAGACTTTGGCATTGGATAGAGTGCCGCCAGTTGTGGGCGCCAATGCCTGGTAATAGGATCGGGAGCACCAATCCCAGACAAAACTACCCGCAGGGTAACAGAGGCTTGGATCGTAATCGTCGGCAAAGGCACGTTCCTCAACCAATGTGGTCTCGACGAAGTCGTAAGATTCCCATCCTTCGCGTAAGCGTTCATCCATAAACCCCAGAATCTCGCGGGCATAGCCTGGAGATAGATTAGCATCATCTCCAATCGGCTCCAGGCCGATCCTCCGTGCAATCGCGTACAGGATTCGTTGCGTTGATACAGGACTGTTCAAGTTGTCCTCTTGTGATTTTTGCCATGGACTATTAACCAGACTGCAGACGTGCTTACGCCAAATTCCTTGGCAACGGCTCGCTGAGTCATTCCTTCTATGACAAGTCTTCGAATATCGAGAACTTGATCTCGGGTCAGCTTAGCAGCTGGATTATCTTTTCCGTACATTGGAGGAGGCGGCATGGAATTTACAGCCCACTCGCCCCTTCTTCGTACTGCTGCTCTTCGGTTTTCCAATTGTGTTACATAACGAAGATTAGGAACAACGTTGTTTTGTCTATTGCCATCGATGTGATCGATCTGTTTCCCAAATGGACATCTGCCAATAAAGGCTTCTGCTACAAGAGCGTGAGTTTTGCGGGATTTCTGCTTGGTTTCCCTACAAAGAATTACGGAGAAATATTCGTCACGAATATGCGCTCGCTGAACTAGAAGTTTCCCGGTTTTGCGACCCTTGCCTTTGGCTACGCTACGCACTCGTCCCCAATTGCTGACTTCGTAATAGCCTTCGTAACCGACAACCGGTCGCCATTCCTCAAACAGTTCTATTTGTTCCCAAGTCATGGCCGGCTGACCATCGTTTTGCGAGACCGGCTTTTAAGCACGATCTCAGGGTTGTCGCGCTTGAGCGATTTAACGAAGGATTTATCGCTCCAGATCTGTGGGCCATAGCGCTGCGTCCAGTAAAAGTAGACGGTTGGATCCAGCCGCATATGGCACTGACCCAGCCCGTCTACCCAACAGTTCTCCAGCCGTTCACTCGCAGCAGCAATACGCCGTTGCGAGCTCGTGACTAGCTCTTGCTTCGCCCGTTCCTCATCCAGAATCGATTCGCAGAATCCTCTGACGAAGTCCGGCCCGAATTGTTCTGTGAGGTCTTGAGCGAATTGTTCCCATCCAGTGATCATGCAGTTGGTGCCACTTTGCCTAAGCCCAGTGGGTTGTACACAACTAAGCCGCAGATGGCGTCAATGTACCCTCTGGGACCACCGCCAAGGTTAGGATTTTCCTGGTAACCAGGCATCCGGTTATAGCGCAGCTCAAATTGATCCCAGTCGCACATATAGCCCCGTCCATTGATTACGTTAGCAATTCCAGTACCCCCTAAAAACAAGCTCAAAACGAGGTTTATCCGGCCAAAGTCGCCTTCCCACATGTCGACATTGCTAATGATCGATCTATCGGTTTTATCCTGGTTGTAACGTCGCAGCGGTACCGTAGTCACCGCGCTCGGCACCCAGGCGGCAAAGCTCGAGAAGAGTTTCTTCAAGTTAGTGCCGCACAATAGGTCGAAGGTCTTCTGCT